AGCCATGTCGACTGCTTCCTTGGCGTTTAAGTCCGTTCCGTTCTGAAGCTTCGTAAACGCATTACTGAGTCGCCCAGAGAGGCGATCCTTGAAGGCCTGAAGGCCGGAAGCACTTATGTTGCCTTTGCTCGCTAGTCCTTCCAGTTCGTTGGTGACCCGGAGTAATTCACTCTGCGTGGAGGCATTGTCTATCTTGAGGGGTAACTCGTCCGAGATGTCCTTGACGGCCGTAGAGAACACGCCCCCTTTCCCCTTGATTGGGACCGATTTCGAGTTCTGGCCGAGAACAGCGCCGAGTTCCTTGCCTAATTCGTCGTACTGAGTAGCCACTTGACGTTGCATTGCCTTGGGTGTGCCCTTGAGTCCGACCTGTGCGGCTTCGTCAAGAAGTTCGTCTGCCTTGAATATGGTTGTGGGCTTGGTCTTGCCCGGAGTGATAATGTCATCGATCCCAAGAGTTGCTCGGTACATCTCCCGGCCTACTCGGTCGATTGGGTTCTTGCCGGCTGTGGCCTTGGCTGCCTTAGCAACGTCATCAACCCCACCGAGAGCTTTTGAAGCTGCGCCTGCGCCCTTGAGAGCCTTGAAGCCTGGGATAATTGCGCTTGTCGCAGCTGTGATGGCACCCTCTTTGGCTGCCTCACCGACCCGCCAGTCATCATCACGTATCTTATTCTCCGCCAGTCGCCCGGTATATGCACCTAGCCCTGCGCCGATAATGCCTCCTATAGCTGTACCGATCACAGGAACTACCGAACCGGCGGCGGCACCTAAGGCTGCGCCACCCAGCGCGCCACCTTCTGAAATAAGAGATGTCGCAAATCCGCCTTTGCCTTTCTGCTTCTGTGGTGGAGCTGCACGCCGAGGAGCAGGCATACGAACGGCACCCAGGTCTTGCCAGTCGTCCCGAAAGAGGCCGTTCATTTATACGCCTCCCAAGATGTGGGCGTATTGCCTCTGGAGTTGTGAGAACGGTGCGACAACGCCCTTGCCTCCGCCTGGTGTTTGCGAAGCCCTCAAGAGGCCGTATACCTGGTTGGCGGTCTTATCGCCCGCCGATGCCATTTTATAAAGTACGTCACGAATATCCATGCCCGTTGCCTGTGCGTACTGTGCCGCAGTAATAGGCGCCCCGCCAGCATTACGGAACTGGAAGTCTGCGCCATTCTGAATAACGCGAGCCTGACCGCCGCCGCCCCCTCCACCACCACCCCCGCCCGTCGGTCTATATGAAGGCTTGGCTGAAGCAGCCCTGGAAGCGGCAGCCGCTCGGTTTGCCTGCTCACGCTGAAAGGCCATGTTCTGATCGAATTGGCGCTGTTGCTCGTCTCTGTCGAGGTCGCCCTGGCGCAGTTGCTGGGCGAGGGAACCTCTGCGCTCCTGGATGCCGAGGATGGCGTCTTCAAGGCTCATGGCCTGCTCACGTCCTGACTGTCGGAGTCGGGCGAGGGCTGGCATGTACTCGGTAGCCGTGTACTTGGCCTGTTCGCCCAGAGGAATACCGCTGAAGCCGAGGCCCCGCTGACGTGCTCCGCCGAGGATGTTGCCGAAGGCTTGCTCCTGCTTCGCTCCGAGGCCAGCCTCTTCAGCCTGAATCATGCCGGGGATTTCAGCCTGGCGTTGGCGGACACTGTTTATCTGAGGATCAAATTGTGGGCTGAGTTCTGCGAGTACTTGGTCAAGTGTGCGAGCCATGCAATATCCCGAGCCCGCCCGTGTTAAGTTAATTTTAACACAAGCAGAGCAAATGCAAACTGTATATTCTTAGTCAATCGTGTGGATGGCGTACTGGACGCCTACCGATATGGGTGTGAATGCCATATTGCCAGAGAACGGATTGCCAGCCGTGAGCCTGAGTGTCACCTGGTCATCGTTCACAATCGGGGTAAAGACTGCGTATGTCGAGCCGGCTCCGTCTGGGTCGGTGCCCAGGGCTATGAAGACCTTGTCCGACGAAGGGTAGGTCTGCCAGCGCAGGGCTGTCGGAGGGTACGGTCCTGACCCCGTAGTCTCATTGGCTTGGATCGCCATGGTCACGAAAGTGCTGTTGGGCTCGACATTTATCACGGTGTCAAAGAATTCAACGTCCCCAGAAGCGATCGGAACACTTGAGACTTCTATCGTCGTAGTGTAGACATTAATGTTCTGATAAGCAGGAAACCCTGAATAAAAGACAACTTGTGTGTGGTCGACGCTCATACGGCAGGGTCCAGGTAAATGCGATAATGAGCTATAAATGTGCCGCCGAGTGATCCGTCCGACTGATACCGCTCCGCCCTGAGCTTGACGGTGCTGGTGGTTATCTCATCCACAAAGAAGAAGAAGTCAATGTCACCACCGTTGTAGAGAATCGGCGTGCCGAACTTCTTCTGTCCGTTGACAGGGAATATCACCCCATCGCTGTCAGGTTCGTACCATGCCCTTACGAGAGGGATTATCCCGAGGTTGTGGGTGATCGTGTACTCGGTCATGTAGGCGTCGTTTGGCGTATCAAGTGTGGCCGGCTTATTGAGCGTGACCGTGCCAGAGAAACCTTGCTTCAGGTAGTTCTTGCTGGAGTCAAAGGCAACATTTGTCATGCCAGGCTCTCCATGACGTAATAGAAGTGCACCGTCTGGTCGATCGTGTAACCGCTCTCAAACAGCAGGTAGACCGTGCTGGCGTTATTCCACGCGGTGGCATACATGTACTCATTCGACCCGCCTGTGAACGGGCCGGTGATAAACGCCCCGAACGGATAGAAGTTGCTGCCGTCTATTGAATACATCCCGTTGACGACCGTTGAAGCGCCAGCTGTGTGAGCTACATCACTCACAACAGTGGTCGGAACTACCGGGTCACCAGCTGGCACCGCCACCGAATAGCGAGGGCTTTCCTCGATGATCTTGTCGATCGGGTAAGCCGAGGCGAATGCGACATCGCCCATGTTATCGATCAGAGCCATCAGTCAAAGACCGTGGTCACATCCACGCCTTCCTTGGAAATCACGAGGCCGTGCGTGCCGTCAGGCAGCTTTCCAATGATAATGCGAGGGATGCCGCTGGTGTCCTTGAACATCTGCACCACCTTGCGAGCGTCGAACTCCCTCGACAGGTCGTTTACTTGGGCATAGTTCTGCATGTCACTGTTCTGGGTGGATAGCGGGATCATCGGATTCTCCGAGTTTGGATCACCTGTGTGTGGCCGAGGAACTTGTTCGGCTGCCTGGCTGCGTCATGGCTGTAGCGAAGGGCTATGCGGCGGTATTCTCCTGGCACGTACAGCGTCGTCTGCACTTCGCTCGTAGCGCCCCAGCTGAAGGCTCCCCAGAGAGCGCCCGAGCCCCAGAGCGTGCCTGCACCCTGGACGTTCAAGTCCTCCCTCGTCTGCCAATTGTCGCGCATGTCAGTGGCATATTCACAGGCCACCGAGTAGGCCCCATCCTGCGCTCCGAAGCGGGGTACCCAGTAGCGGACTTCCTTGAGCACGGCGGGCGACTGGTAGGGGTTGTAGTGCGTAGCGAGTGCGTAGTCGATGTCACCGCCGAGGCTGTCGAAATCGTTGCTCTCCAGCTCCTGCCAGTACAGCTGACCGATGAGTGAACTGGCTACGAGGAGGCGGTCTTCCCGAGACACACCAGAAGCCCGCCCTACATATGTGCGGGTGTCACGGCTCTCTATGGTGTCTGACTCTCCGCTGAAGTTCAGGTTCCAGACAAAGGCCTCGCTATTGAAGGCACTGCCCGCTGTCGGGTACCATAAATATAAACGTCCGTGAGCGGTCGCAATGATCGCATTGTCCTTGTTATCCAACGTGCGCACATCCTCGTAATTGTTCTCACTCAGGAGCTGCGCCTCAGAGCCGTTCGTGCGATATGCGCCATCATCGGACAGGTAATAGGCAAAGTTCTTGTCGGCGCACGTAGTCTCTTGTGTATAGGTTCCCTTGAGGTCTGGGGACGGACTCAAGAAGAAGGTGGCATTATCCGCCCCGCTGAGAATGTACTTTTTGCCCTTCGTCCAGATCAGCAGAAAGCCGTTAAGCGATTGCATGGCCGTGACAGGGTCGCCCGTCTTCGGGGATGGTACATAGATAAAGTCGGTGCTGGTGAAAGTCTCGTAGTCTGCGAAGTTGGAGAACACGACCTTTGCCTGGTCGAGCGCGTCAACTAAGAATAACAGCCCCTTGTGCTGGCAGATGTTCACGTAGTTGGTGGCGTTGACCTGACTCTCGGTGGTGAAATTCCACTTCCTGAGTCCGTCGTAGCCGTTGACGTAGTAGACGACGTCGTTGACAGTTACGAAGCGGTAGTGCGTGGCGTTGGCGTTGAGGCCGCTCTTGACGGTTGTGAGCGCCCCTGTGGACTCGTTGATCGAATACAGAACGGTGCCGTGGGCGAACAGAGTCACCTCGGTGCCGTCGCTCTTCTTGGTGGCGTGGATGCCCTTGACCCCGCCGGTGGTGGCGTAGTGCTGCTTGAAGTTCAGGGCGAAGCTCGTGGCGCTCCAGGACGTGCCTGAGTCAGCCGAGGTCTTCGCCGTGGTGGCTGTGGTCGTCGAGGACACCTTGTAGCTGCCAGAGCCAGGCAGTTGCGTGTGCACAACGATCCAGTAGGCCGTGGCACTGGTCAGGTTCGGTGCTTCAGCGAAGCGAGCGGTCAGGTACGCATAGGAGCTGGTCGGGGTACTGGCGGCGATCGAGCTGCGGGCCACGAGAGCTCCAGGAGTGCCAGCGTTGTCTGTCCAGAGCTCCACCAGGATGTTGCCCGTGGCGGCTGCACTGTTCTTCAGGCGGACTTCGAGCTTCGAGAGCCGTCCCGTCGTGCCGGCTGTGAACTTCTGGGCGATCCAGGCAGTCGTACCGAAGGACTGGTCGGCTGCTCCTGTAACCGAGGTCTGCGCCTGGTCCTGGGTCTCACCTGCTGCGTCAGAGTAGAAGTCAATGCCCTTGCGGGTCTCGTACTCCCCGAAGGTGGGGATGCGAGCGTTCTTGGCTAATCGAAGCCGGTTGACCCCGCCAGACTTCACCACGAACTTGTCGTTGCTGCGGAACGAATCCATCCCCTCCGAATAGTCATTTAGCTCGAAGGTTGCGGTGCGGCTGCCAATTGATGGCAGCGTCTTAGAAATGCGCTTTGCCCAGGCCACTGCGGTTTATCCTCATAACTAGCGGTCTGCCCACTTGGGGCACGCTGTACTTAGTCACCAGCTTCTGCAAGATTTCGTCATATTTGTTCTGCAACACCCCAGCCTGGTCATAGTTGTCCTTGACCTGGAGCACTCGGTAGGCAGCACCCACGACTAGCAGCTCCTCGAACTCTGAGGGAACCTCGGGAACGTCAGCTGCGTCTTCTAGTGCCGTAGGGCTTTTGTAATAACTGAGGCTTACGGTGTAGGCAGCAGCAGGAGTGGGATAGACCTTGATGGTGTTGCCGAACTTATACCAAACCTCAGGCACCCCTCTGTTGGCATCTGCGAGGTCTGGGTACATGCGCTCAAGAGCTGGCGGATCAACATATTGCAAGACCGCCTCGCCGTCTGAGGTTCTGACCAGGTCTATCGCCTGGACAAAGTTCGAGGGAAGCCCCACGCCATTGGTAATGTCTGCCGTGCCTGCAACGAGGGTGTATGTCTGCGTCGTCTGCATAAACGGAAGGCGGTACTCATTGAACACATCGTTCTGTGTGTCGTTGAGGTAGTTCGCAATCTCACTGGACGAGTAGCCAGTATCACGAACTCTGAGCTGCACCTTGGTAGTAATATCTGATAGCTGATAGGCCATGCATTACCTGCGCCCGCCCGTGTTACTGCTATTGTAACATTAATTGTTAGCGAACCAAGCAGTAACCGACGCTATAAGTGCCGGAGTTGGCATTGTTGGCCGTTACGACGATACGGAAGATACGGGGAAGGTAATCTTGAGCAATGGAGTTGGCAACTGCTGCGATGTTCGGCCCGACCTTGTAGCGGTTGGTGGAGTTGGTGATGATGGCAGCGCCAGTCAGGATGTTGTAGTACTTACCAGACACCGTGTCCTTGCCGTCGATATC